ACCTTTATTGTACGCAATCGCTTTGGTGGTGTTGAGCGCTACCGTAACCTAACTACCCTTAGCAAAACTCTTGCAACAACAACAGTTCGTAAGAGACAGACAGATGCAGACGTCGCACCCTACTTGCCCGACACAATTTTTGCGGAGCCAATTTTGGTAGAGTTTGATCGTGCCGGATCTGTTCTCTATAAAGATATTGCACGAGAACTCCTAAAGGATCTAGACGATGCAGTGGAGTCATTCGGCTCATCATTTGATTTGTTCAGCCACTACGCTGGGGAGCACTCCAACGATGTCATGGACGCACTTAAGGGCAAGGTAATGTCAAAGCTGACAGCACTTCGTATGCTCTGTGATCACCATGAGCTGATCCGTGTCTCATCATCTACATCCGGCTACGCAGGACAGTTGGAAGAGGCGGGCAAGCTTGATAAGTTAAAGCAAACTCCAAAGCTATCCGCACTCAAAGAGTATGTAGATAACTTTCTGGGAGAGTACGAAGGAAACAAAGTTGTTATCTTTACAAGCTATGTACATATGGTTAAGTTAATTAGAGAAGCACTCGACTATCAGTCATCACCATACACGGGAGAAATGAATGCTAAAGAAAAAGAAGAATCAAAAGTCAAGTTCCAGACGGATCCCAAAGTTCGCATCCTTGTCAGCTCTGATGCTGGGGGGTATGGTGTTGATCTACCTCAAGCTAATCTTCTTATTAACTATGATCTTCCGTGGAACGCAGGACTCGCACTTCAACGTAATGGACGAATCAGAAGAGCATCCAGCACATGGCCCTCAATCGTAATCCAAGACTTCATTATGGATGGATCAATTGAAGAACGTCAGCACGCTATGCTCGTACAGAAGATGGCTGTAGCAAACGCAATCATTGATGGAGAAGGTATCAATACTGAGGGCGGAGTAACTTTAACGGCCGGAACACTTAGGGCTTTCTTAGAGGCAGTTTCGGTCTAAAATAGTGGGATGCCTAACGCACCTAAGACCCCGACTCGCACTATCCGTGTGTCTAACGACCTCTGGACTGCTGTGAAAGACAAGGCTGCCATCGAAGAGCGCACCGTTACAGACGTGATTATTGAGGCTCTCAAGGCATATGTTGGCGATTTGCGTTCTTAAGGATTACCGTATAGAATAATAACAGGAGGAAAAAATGCCAAATGTTATTGAACGCCAAGACCCACAAGACCAAGGTTTTATGCCAAAGGTCTCAGAATTTATATCTTTACGTAGTCGTATTGACGACATGAGCAAACAGCGAGACTCAATCAAAGCAGACTTGTCAGAGCTAGTTGATACTGTAGGCGAGCCTGACGAAAAGGGAAACCTGTGGCTCCGTCTTCCCCACGAAGTTGACGGATTCACATCTCTACAACGCCAGCGCAAGGTGTCTCAGTCTTTAGATGAGGATACTGCTGTAGAACTTCTTAAGGCAAAGGGTCTGTACGACCGTTGCTATGCGATGCTTCCAGTTCTTAAAGAAGACGAAGTTATGGCATGTCTATACGAAGGTCTTATCACAGAAGAAGAAGTTGATAAGATGTTCCCGAAGAAAGTATCGTACGCATTTCTTACTAGCAAGGCTTAATAATGGAAGATCAGGTAGACAAGTACTTTAGTAGCCTGGATGATTTCTATCCAGGGTCTAAAAAGAAGCGTCGCCCTGTGGACCCAAATGCTAAGCCAAAGAAAACAAAAGAAGAAGGATCCTGGGATGCAAATCCACAGGTTAAAAAACTACCTAACGGAAACGTGGTAGAATTATATAGTGCAGGGTCATTGTGCCAAGCACTAGGAAGACCGATAGTTACTCTACGGCTTTGGGAACGAAAAGGTTATATACCACGTGCACCCTATCGCCTAAAGTCAATCATCGTAGACGGAGTAAAGAAGCCAGGATGGCGTATGTATTCCAAAGCAATGATCGAGGAAACTGTTAGGATCTTTAATTCTCGTGGGCTCTTAGAGTCTCCGAGAATTGATTGGAATCGCTATCCGGATATGTCAATTGAATTGGCAGAATCTTGGAAAGTGATTCACGATCAAGAAACCAACTAACCACCTAGCGTAAAGACCCTTGGGTCTCAGCTATCAGCCAAGTAAAGAGAGGAAGCCATGAGCGCTTCATTGAAAGTAAAGAAAGATCTACCTAACGTAGATTCATACTCAGCTCCAGAAGTTGAGGAAAACCTGTTCGTTGAGGAAGATGAAAACGAAGTTCCTTCACACTCATCTGTTATTCAATCAGGTTGGGGTGCAGCCAAGAAGGCTGTAGCCAAGTCAACAAAAACCTTCGCAACGGATTTCCGTTTTGACGAAGATGTTCAACTCATCAAATTCATCTCTGACGAACCAATGGTGTTCATGCAACACTGGATTAATCGTCCGGGTAAAAAGTCCTTCATTAGTATCGGTGAGGATGATCCACTGATTGCAGTGGGTAGTAAGCCAGACCAAAAGTTTGCGTTTACCGTTCTTAACCTTTCTGATGAAGACCCACAACTCCAACTAATGATTGTCGGGGTTCGTCTATGTGGTCAGCTTGAGAAGCTTGCTTCAAATGCGAAGACAGGTCCACTCAATCGTCCTGACCTCTACTGGGCAGTAAGCAAGACTGGTCAAGGCACCAAGACTTCTTACTCCATCGTTCCTGTTAAGGAACGTGACCTCGCTGATGAATGGGAAATTGATCCTATTGCAGCTGCTGAGTTAATCAAAACAATGAAGCCTCTTGGACAGGACTCTCTCCACATGTCCACTAAGGCAGAACTTGCAGAGATTGCTCGAGAGATTGCAGCAAGCAACTAGTCAACCCCATTAAATTGAGGGGCCCGGTCTACCTCCTTTCTCACGGGCCCCTCTACTATCAGAGGAGAGCAATGAATATTATTACCACACTAGATAAGTTAGAGGATCTTGTTTCCTATTACAGTGAACAAGAGGCCTTTGTCTTTGACGTGGAAACTGTAGGGGATCATCGGGGAGATCCACGCCAGAACATAATCACTTGGATCGCACTGGCCACTGAAGGCCGTGTGGATGTTATTCCTATGGGCCATCCAAACGGAGATTATGTTCGTACAGAATATCCATTGCTACCCTCTGCCCAAGATCGTATTATCAAAGGCTTACCTATCCGTGCTTCTGATTACAGCAAGGATGAACGTAAAGCCACAAAGATTTTTACTGAGGCACCGGAGCAGTTAAATCCAGGTGAAGTATTTAAGGCACTAAAACCTTTGTTCTTTAGTGACAAGGTTAAGATTGGCCATAACTTAAAGTTTGATCTACAGAGCGTTACCAAGTACTTTGGTCAGCTCCCAGCGCAACCATACGCATGTACCCTTAATGCTGCGTTTATTCTTAACACACAAGATCGACTAAACCTTGGTCTTGATGACTGCTTGAAGCGTGAGTTTGGTTATCACATGGTCAAGGGTGTCGGTAAAGAAGTAGAAGTATATTCTTTCGACGAGGTAGCAACCTACGCAGGTCTTGATGCTGAATGGACCTGGAAGCTTTGGAACAAGTATGCAGAGAAGTTAGACATAGATAGTCTTCGTGGTTTATTTAATCTCGAGATGGATGTTCTTGAGGTTATCTGCACTATGGAACTACGTGGTGCGGACATTGATGTTAACGAGTTAGGTAAGCTCAAGGCTAACTTAGAGCTCCAGCTAGAGACCACCAAAGCTAACATCTATAAGTTGGCTGGCAAAGCATTTAACATCAACAGCGTCCCTGAAAAGCAGAGAATCCTATTTGCTAAGAAGGCAGAGGGTGGCAGAGGTCTTAGACCAAAAGTTTTAACACCCGCAGGAGAAAAGCGTATGGAAGCCGGGGCAGAGTCTAGCGTCGCTGATTTCTCAGTTGCAGAGCCTGCGCTAAAGATGTTTGCTGGCAAAGATGATCTAGTAGACCAGATGTTAAACTACTCTGATCTTAATAAGTTGTTAACCACTTACGTCATACCTTACATGGGCGGAGATATAACTCGTACGCTCCTTGGTAAGTCTAAGACTGTAGCAAAAAAGAGTCTACTACTCGATGGTAGAATCCACACAGATTTTATTCAGTACGGTGCAGAGACTGGTCGTTTCTCTAGTCGTAACCCTAATCTGCAGAATGTGCCGAATGCATCTTCTGATAATGGTAAGGCTATTCGTAATCTCTTTGTTGCCCCAGAGGGTAGCAAGCTTGTTGTAGCCGACTACTCACAGATTGAACCACGTGTTCTTGCATCCTTTAGTGGCGACAGAATTATGTGCAACGCATATATTAACGAAGAGGATATCTATACCACAATTGGCAACACGGTTGGTGTAAACCGCAGTGCAGCCAAGACATTGGTACTTGCAATGATGTACGGCGTTGGGCCGGATAAGATTGCCGAGTCAATTGGCGTATCTGTTAATGAAGCCCGCAACCTACTAGATGCTTTCATGGCTAAGTTCCCATCAGTGGCCAAGTACAAGAAGCAAGTTATCGCTGATAGCCGTAGACGTGGGCCAGTACCTTACGCCCTGACCTATCTAAAGCGTCGTAGGTATATTCCAGACCTACGATCTAATGTCATGTGGCAACGTTCTAGGGCTGAACGCCAGGCTTTTAACACGGTTATCCAAGGGTCTTCGGCAGATTTGATTAAGCTTGCTATGATTAGGGCACATAAGTTGATCCCGGATGAGTCAAGTTTGATCCTGACTATTCACGATGAATTGGTAACTGTTACCCCAGATCATTTAGCTGAGGAAACAGCAGCAGCTATTCGTGAAGCTATGGAAGGCATTAAAGCTCTTAACATCCCTATGATCGCAGATGTAAAGATTGTACAGCGATGGGGAGAAGCCAAATAGTGTTCTGGAAAAAGAAGCGTAAGGTAAAGCGTCTAGAGATTAATCATCTTCCGCTGCCAGTTTTAATTCGTCAGGTAATCTACGACACTATGCTTATGCCAGCAGAAGAGATTGCTAACATCATGGGCTTGCCACCAATCTCTGATGACGTGGCTGAAATGGAAGAGCGTGAAAGTCAGAAGCGCTTAGAGAAGTTTGCAATTTTGATTCCGTTTATAGATTCCCACGCAGATATAGCAGCAAAGATTGCTGCATCAGCGTACATGATCGAAGACGAAGACGAAGACTACGGAGAATTAGAGAAGCTTGGTATAGAAGATCTTGAGCAGCTAACAAAACTGTTTAGACTAGTTGCCCTATCTTCTTCTATATCTTGTGTATCAACTTTATTTAATCTAGGACTAATCAAGTCATTGGCGGTGGATGATGAGTAGTAATTGGTGGGCTAATAAACTAGGTGGGACTCCAAACTCTACACCTACTCCGGCAACAGCTCCTCCACAAGGGAATGTATACCGGGCAACACCTGGTGCACCCAACACCCAGGTAAGCTATGATCATAATCAAGATCAGTTAGTAACTAAAGCACAGAGTGCACGGGCAGCTGATCGTTGTCCGGCATGTTACTCAGGAAATTATATGTCTTCACCTGGTGGTGGACGCATGCGTTGCTACGACTGTGGATACCCAATTATCCAGCAAGGCTCCGGTCTATCCGGAACTGGTACAGGTAATGGTCCAGTAGTAGCATCAAAACAAGTAGGGCAAAGTGGCGGATTTAATCCAACAACAATCGTAGGGAGACTAGAGTAATGGCCGTTATCAATTCAGAAGCACTTAAAGTTGTAGCAAACATCAACAAGAAGCTTGGCGCAGGAACAGTTGTTACTGCAGATAAGGTTAGACTACCTGAGCGTATTACTACGGGGTCTCTAACGCTTGACGTTGTGCTAGGTGGTGGCTGGCCTATGAACCACTGGGTAGAACTAGTTGGTGAAGCCTCGCATGGTAAGACAGCGTTGGCTCTCAAGACCATTGGTGCAAACCAAAAGAACAATCCTGAATTTACTGCGGTATGGATTGCTGCAGAAGCATTTGATGCACAGTACGCAGAGCTTTGTGGCGTAGATACTCAGCGTGTTATTCTTGTAGAAACTAATAGTATGGAGGATGCTTTTGATGCGGTTATCCAATTCATGGAGAGTAAGGCTGTTGATATGGTCGTTGTTGATTCCCTTCCGGCTCTCGTTCCTTCAGCAGAAGACGAAAAGCACATGGAAGAGTTCACTGTGGGACGCGGAGCTCTTATCACTAACAAGTTCTTTAGAAAAGTAGCATCAGCTACAAAGCGAGATCTAGTAGAGGCAGAGCGCCCAGTACTAGGAATTATGATTAATCAATATAGAATGAAAATTGGAGTAATGCATGGAGACCCACGTACCACCCCAGGTGGTCTTGGAAAAGACTATGCCTATAGTATTAGAGCAGAAGTTAAACGTGATGACTGGTTGGAGGTTGGAACTGGCCAGGATAAGCGCCGTGTTGGACAAACTATCCGTGTTAGAACCATTAAAAACAAGACCTTCCCACCACAGCAAACCGCGTATCTAGACTTCTACTTCTCAGATGGTGGACCAATTGAAGCAGGTGGATTTGATACCGGCAAAGAGATTGTGGCATTATCTATTCTTAATGGTATTGTAGATCGTCGTGGTGGCTGGATGTACTACGGCGAACGTAAGTGGCAAGGTGCTCAAGCGTTGATCGATTCTCTTCGTGAAGAAGTAGAATTGAGGGATGAGATCAGTCGTGCTGTAATGGACACGTTGAAGTCAAGCCCAGTTCTTATGATCGAAGCAAACGATGAAGAGTGAAGGCCAGAAACAATCTTTAAAGCATGAAAAACGTTTGGAAAAAATAGCAGGTGGTAAGCGCAGTGCCGCCTCTGGTGCATTTTGGTCTCGTAAAGGAGATGTCAGAAGTGATGATCTCCTCATCGAACATAAGTGGACTGGTAAGAAGTCTGTGACTATTAAGTCAGAGGTACTTCAAAAGATTACAAAGGAAGCAATACTAGATAGCCGTACTCCGGTTCTAGGGCTTCACCTTGATGGTGAGAATTACGTCGTTCTTTTAGAGGAGGATTTCTTTGAATTACGTAATTCAATAAGAGGTGAATAGTGCGTTACAGCGATGACCCCAGCTGGACTTGGCGATATCAAGCGAAGTGTCGAGGAGAAGATACAGAGATATTTTTTCCACCACGAGACAAAGCTTTATATAAACCTATAGCTGATAGGGCTAAAGCTATCTGTTGGGGTACAGATGGCAAGCCAGAGTGCCCGGTTAGACAAGAGTGTCTAAAGGAGGCTATAATGAATAATGAGCTACATGGAATCTTTGGTGGTATGTCACACAGAGAACGCAACGCAGCTCAGCGCAAGTACGAGAAGCAGGGGCTCACTCTTACTGAGTGGTTGGAGAAAGAGGGCAGAAAGTATGGCAAAACCTAAGACAATAGCCAGCAAAGATTTAAAGGCATTCCTTAATACGAGTAAGAGAGAAACTCGTCTTATGGGTGCAGTAGAACGCCACGTGCTGTCAAAGCCGTTTGATGATCGTGATATGAGTTACATTCATCCATCAGATATTATTAAAGAAGATTGGTGTGCGTTAGCACAGTACCACGCTGTAACCGGTAACTATACGGAGACACGTGATAAGACTACAGCTCGTCTTGCCTCTATCTTTGAAGAGGGACATACCATCCACGCTAAGTGGCAAAATTGGTTTAGAGAGATGGGCGTTCTCTATGGTATGTGGGGAGACAAGACCGGAACTTCTTGGGATTTGTCTACAAACATACACCCTAGCGTTGGCTATAGAGAAGTACCGTTACGTAGTGACAAGCACATGATGCGTGGCCATGCCGATGGTTGGATCAAAGGTCTAGGCGATGATTGCCTCATTGAGATTAAGTCTATTGGTTCAGGAACGCTACGCTTTGAAGCACCTGCCATTCTTCAGCAAGCTAACGGAGACATTGAGCAGGCTTGGAAGCAAGTCAAGACTCCTTTCCGTATGCACCAACTTCAAGGCCAGGTATACCTACATCTTTGCCACTTGATGGTTGAAGAAGGCCTTCTTGAGGTTGCTCCTAAAGAGATTGTATTTATCTATGAACTTAAAGCCAACCAAGATTACAAAGAATTTGTCGTAGCTTACAACCCAGAGTTTACTAAAGAGATCTTTGATAAAGCTTTGGATATAGCATGGGCAGCAGAAAACAAACGACCACCTATGTGCAGTATTGATCCTGCTACCGGGTGTAAGCGTTGTGCACCATTTCAGGAGGCAAAGTGAGTATCAGTAGAGATGTTCTTGCAGCAGTAAACGAACTTGGGTTCTCGTTAACTCCTAAACCAGAGGTAGACATCCCTATGTTGCCTCGTGATATTACAGAGTTAGACGACGAAGGTCTTATGGATCTATTCGTGCAGTTTACCCAATGGAATGATCACCTTGCCGGTGCTCAAGCCATTGCTATTATTAATGAGCGTGAGGCACAGCGCAACCTGGATAACGCAGAAGCTAAGGCAATGCTAAAGCATTGGACTGGAGCTAAAGGTGACCGTGTTGCCTTGGTAAAAGCACAGATTGCAGATAGCCAGGACATTCAAGACCTACAGCACGAGTTAGATATTAAGTACGCTTTTCGTAAATTGATCGAGACTAGAACTAGTAACGTAGAACGAGACTCTCAGCTTGTGTCTCGTGAACTTACACGCCGTACCTCAGATGGTGGGGGAATGAGAGCTAGAACACGGAGATTCAACACATGATCATTGGACTAACAGGCTACGCACAATCTGGAAAAGATACTGTTGCTAATATCTTAGTTAATAACTATGGATATACACGTGTTGCTTTTGCTGACAAGATCCGGGAGTTTCTTTACGAGACCAACCCTATGTATGATTCTATTGTCGGAGAGCCACTGTTTGTACGGGCTAAGGTAGACCGTGACGGGTGGGAAGAGGCTAAGAAGTCTCCTCACATTCGCCGTTTACTTCAGACCTCTGGCGTAGCAGCTCGTAAAGTATTTGGCGAAAACTTTTGGGTACAGCAGGCTCTAAGAGATGTGCACTTTGAGGGTAACTATGTTATTACCGATGTTCGTTTTACCAACGAAGCGGATATAATTAAGAAGTACGATAACGCTCAGCTGTGGCGAGTAAAGCGCCTTGGTGTTGAGGCGGTTAACAGCCATGTCTCAGAGCATGAGTTAGATGGCTACCCAGTAGACCAGATCTTTATTAACAATACAACTATTGAGGACCTAGAACTTCTAGTAAAGACAAGGATGGCAGGATATGCCAAGTCAGCATAGGAAACACCGTGGATACAGATCTCAAAAAGTTGTTGCAAACTACCTTGTTGAGCATGGCTTTCCGTTTGCGGAATCCACAGGTGCTGGTAGGCCTGGAACTGATATTACCGGCACTGTGGGTATTGACTGGGAAGTAAAAGCACGCAAGGATTTCAGCCCTAGCACGGTCATTAAGCAGCTTAAAGATAGGTCTGACGGTAAAGATCTACCTGTAGCTGTACTGCGCTTAAACGGGCAGGGAGAGGCTTCTATTGGGGAATGGGTGACCATCCTTAGATTAGAAGACTTTGTAAATCTTTTAAGAGCCGCTGGTTATGGAGACCCTGTAGAGACAGCTTAAGGTATAGTTTCCCTAGGTGGGCACATACCTTAAGGACTACAACTCGTGAATG